AAAGAATCCTGCAACACAGCGTAGTGTGTTCAGGCTCTTCAATCCTGCCTCTGCTTTTATGGCTGAAACTCACCACGAGATTGACGCTATGGAAGAAATCCTCAAAAAGGAACTCGGTAAACTATGAGCGATGAGCAATCCATAAATGGTATGGTAGAAGAGTTCAAGAAGGCTGGCTGGCTTTTCGCTCTTCTTGGTGGCCTAGGAATGCTTGCTAGGCTTATCCTGACCGATGAGAAGTACAATACCACCAGATGGATTAGGATGGTAATTGCTGGGGCTATAGTAGGCGTACTTGCCTATTTTGCCCTCTATAACGCAGATATTGACCCATTCTACAAAAGTGTCCTATGCTCTATTTCTGGTTCTCTCGCCCCTGAAATGTTTGACTGGGTACGAAAGAAATTTTTACAAAAAGCCTCTAACTAATTACTACTATGGGTTCATCTAGACGAAATCTTTTTACACCTCCACCCCCTCCAAATCCTAATGCGGCTGGAGCAACAGGAAGTACATCTAGGTACAATGTGCCTGTCGTAGGTAATTATGACAGCAATAACTATCAGCCATTCTTTACACAAGCGGCTGTAGGCTCACAAGATGGTCAACCAATGTCGTTCTTTAACCGATACGGCAGTGTTGGTACTGACCCTGCACAAGTGCCTTACAATCCTAGTTCTGGAGGAGGACTGGCAGGACATCCTGTAACAAGGTTTGCTACAAGTATCAAAAATTTTAGTCCTTTTAGCATCTAATGGCTAACATTCCTTTTAGTTTAAGTGGAAATGAGGCTAGAGCCTTATTTGATTTAAGTGAAGCAAAGAGATTTGAACAACTTGCCCTTGAGCAATCAAGAGGCGGTGGTAACTGGGAAGATTTCATTGAAACAAATAAGTCTGGCTGGGAGTTGGACAATGTCCCTAGATTTAAAAGCCAACTTTATCCAAATGTAGAAGTCTCTGGTAGAGACCTTCACAGAGCACAGGGTGTAAAGGTAAGATGGGGTGATAGACCTCCATTTTTCAAATTTTTAAATCCTTCTGGCGATGTCGAAGACACTTGGCATATGAGTCCAGAGTCTGCGTCAAAATTCCAAAAAGAAGGATATTATGAGTTTGGAGGAAGACAAAGAGAACCTGTTCTTTACATTCCCACAGGTCAGGTTCGTTCCTTGCCCTTAAAACTTAGGGAAGATTGGACAATGCTTTCTGACTTGGACACTGTAAACAATGTTCCTGAAGAATTTCAATATCTCCCAAGAGGTGGAGGAAAAAATAGCATTGGAATAGTTCACCCTAACTTCTTTATGTCACCAAAGGAGCAGATGACTACTCCTTTGCTTCCAAGTCAATTTGACCCAAGATATTATTTACAAAAAGCCGCAATTTCGTCTCGAAATATGGATGAAATGCTTTCCCTTTCAAGGTATCTTCAGGGTGTTTCAACTGATGCAGACAAGGCAAACCTTAGCACTTATCTTATTGATGACCCAGAAGAAAGACTTCTGCATTCAAGAGGAAAAGAATATCCTACTACTCCTGAAGGAGCGTTAAGACAAGCGAAGAAAGAAGGCTTAATTCAAACTGCTTGGGAAAGAAATGCCAGAGAGGCTATGGCTCAATATGGAAGAGAACTTATTATTGACGCTAGAAGAAGAGATAATCCTAAGTTAAACCAGTATTTGGAAACTTCAGAAGAAGCGTTTAGAGATGCAAGAAGCGTAATTCCTACAATTTTAGGAAGAGATTTAGGAGTTAACCATATTCCTGATGACAGAGGAAGAATTCAATCAGCAGATGAAGTCTGGAAACGGATTGGAGATAAAAATCCAGCCGCACTTCCTATGCTTCTCCGTGCAATTAAAGCACAGGAAAGATATAATAATCTGTTGCTTGAAGACAAAAACTCTGGAACTATTTACCACGAAGGTGAAGATAGAGGAAACCCAAGAAGCAAAGGTGGAAGACTTGGTATGGTTCGTGGTGGTGCGTTTACAAAGCCATTCAATAGTCTAGGAAGATACCTTTCTGAAGTTCCAATGCCAGAAGGTATGCCCGACCTAAGCCGTGCCGTTGTTCCTAAGGGAACGAGCATTGATATGCTAGGAACGCTACGAAAACATTACCTTACAAATCCTAGTTACAGAAATGCGGTCAATATGAACGCACTAGGAAAGGCTGGTACTCTTGCCGCTATTGCAACTGCACCATTTGATTCTGTAAGCAGAAAAGAATCGTTAAACAGATATCTTGTTGGTCAAGGTGCAACTGAAGAAGACCTTTGGAATATGCACATTCCTCTTTCCGTTGCTTCTGGTCTTGAGACTGCACTTAATGTAGGAAGTTTTGGTATGTACGATGCTTTTTCACCAAGTCCTTCTTCTGTTGAAAGAAGACAGCAATTTGAAGACAATTATTTCAGAGAAAAAGCCCTTAGGGATTATATTCAGCAGGGTATTGATTATCCTGTTTTGAGTGAAGACCTAGAAGGCAACCAAAGAAGACTTATCAGAACCACAAAATGAGATGGCTGTTGTTAACTTTGCCCCTTTGCGGGTGTTCAGTTTTTTCTACAAAAGCACCTGAACCACCTGTAATTATTTCAAACAATGAGCAGAAAGATGCGTACATCAAAAAAGTCGAAGCAGTCATCTCTGAGTCTGCTTCTGCTCTCACTGCTGTCGCTCCTGCCATCCCTTCTGGAATCCCTAGAGAAATTGTTGAAGGGCAAGTCACGAGACTGAACGGCATCAGCAAAGCCAGTGTCGAGAAGGTAAAAGAGTTTGAGCGTATTATAAAAGAGCAGGACAAAAAGGCTGTCGAAAAAGATAAAGAAAAAGCCTCTAAGGTTGAATCGGAAACAGATAAACTATGGGCAGTAGTGGAAGAACAAAACGAGCAGATACTGCTAGAACAAGCACTACGAGAGTCAGCAGAAGCAGAAGCAATACAAGAGCGTAAAACCAAAGTAGCATTCCAAGCGTCTTCGGCTTCTCTAGGACTACTTGTATTTGGAATTCTGGTAACTGCATTTAGTCCGTGGAAGAAGGCTGGGGCTACTGTGATTGCTCTTTCGATTATTTCGTTTGGCGGTCTATGGTGGTTGCTCTCTTGACACAACGCAACCTACCAGCAAACTGGTGAGGCTTGCTTGGTTCGTGCGTGGTTGCGTTGTACCATTTGGGGCTGTCGCAAGAAAGGGTAACACCGCTACGCACGATAGCGGTGAGTAGCCTTATTCGTATTCGTCCTCGTCCTCTTCCTCGATGTCAAGAGGTCGTTTGAAGATGACAGGCTTAGGGTCTGGCATATACGGAATGGCTCGCTCCGTGTTGAAGTCCACAGCCATAGAGGCTTGGTGGAAGTCAATCTCGTCACGCACCATAAACGCTTCGACAAGGTCATCGTAGTCATAGATGATACCGCCAGTGGCGGCACACTTGCCAATGATGGCGTTGTCAAGCCATTCACGAGGCTCAAGGAATACGCACCCCTTGAACATCTCCGTGTTCTCCTTCAGGTCAGCCTTTGAAACTTTTTTCATAGGATTTCTTTTTGAACTTGTAGCAAGGAACTTTACGGACGGCTAGGACGCTTTTTCTTCTTGCCCAGATTAACTCCAGTTTTCCGTCTTCTAGGTACTCGCTTATTTTTCTTTGGCACACCCTGTGATTCATTCCGAATTTTTTGGCAATTTCTCTGGATGAAAAGAACTGGGGTGGTACAGATTCCTCCGTTACTCTCCTGTATCTGCTGGCACAGTTCGACAATTCGTTCAGGAATTGAATAGTCTTGTTCATTCTGAGTGGTGGCTGAAGATGAATTTTTCACCGACTCGATGGGCTTGCCAAACCTTCCAGTTTTTATCGTGTACAAATCCGTACAGCCATCCAGTACCCCACTTAGAAGTTGCCAGTCGATTTTTCGCATAACGCATTTCGCGTTTCTTACAGAGACACCCTCCCGAAAAACCAACAGTACCTCTGTATCGCTTTGCATTAGTCTGCTGGATTGAATGGATGTGTCCCATAAGAACTGCTCCTTCTTCAAGTCCGTAGTGAATAGCGTGTTCCTCGACTGCTCGTATTCCGCAAGTATATCCGTGTACTGTCCGTATTTTTCCGAGTGTAAATACTCCTTCTTCTGCGTGGTACGGAAGAATCTTCTTACATCCAACCTTCTTAAGGTTGCTTGTAATTTCGTCATCAAGGTCTTGGCAAAAGTCCTTAACGATTCCATTGGTTGACGAGTGGATGAGGTGGTGTAGTCTGTCTTCGTGGTTTCCATAGTGAAAAACTGTGGGTCTGAGATGGTGGATGAACTGCAATCCAGCCTCGACATCGGAGTGCAGGGATTCGGCTTCTTCCTTGCCACTAGCACCAGAGCGTAGGCTTCTGAAATCCCAGCAGTCACCCAAATGAATGACCTCGTCAGGCTGGTAGTCCTGCACGAAGTCAAACAGTTGCTTGGCGGCTTCGGTATCGACCATATCTCCGTGGTTATCCCCCACAGCGATGAATTTTATTTTCTTGGTTTTTGGCATAATTCGTATTGTAGAAGTTTGTAGCGGAGGTTCGTGACTTCTTCAGTAAGGTACTGCATAGCACGAATCATATCTCCGACAGTTATTGTGGCTTCATCCATCTGTTTTTCAGGGAGAACAGGTAGTTCCACCGCTCCTTGTTGTTCGCAATGTACTTCTCCACCTTTTTTTCTTCGGCTAAAGTCAGACCTTGCTTTTGAAATGGTTTTCCTTTTCCGCATTTTCCTCGCTTGCTCATTTAGGAAGGTTGTTAAGCCACATTCCGTGCCAATAGTTGGCTTCGATTTGCCAGTAGTCTAGGGAGTGCATAAGTTGCTTTACGGCTCTTTCACACTCGTTGGCATCGGAATAGTTGGGTTCTTTAAAAACATCAGAATCGCTTCTGCGTCTTTGATTGTCAGCGACACAAACTTCTGGTGCGGACTTTTCCTTGCTTTCCCTAGCAGGTAGGACAAACGGACATCCACTGGCAGTACGGATTTCCTTCGTTTTGGAGGCGTTGTGGAGGACATCAATGAGTTCTTCTACAGATAGACCTAGTAGGTAGGCAGAGGCTTTGAGACTGTTTTGTGCGGTGTGGTTCATAGGATACCCCTAGCCCGATTGAGGGCAGGGTAGTCTAGTTCGGTGTTGAAGCGATGCTTCATAGCCCCGCTGAAGCCCATAGCGTAGCACATATAGACACGGATAGGCGTTGGCTTGATGCCGTTAGCCCTAAGGCGTTCGACAAGCCACTCGCAGTGCCATTGGGCTACCTGTCTGGCGATAGGGTAGTTGAAGGCGTTGGCCTTGTTGTATTCCCAGTTGGCGTAGTTACGCTTACAGGCATCGACCCAAGCCTCACGCTTCATCTGGAAGCATCCAAGGCTCTGGCCTTTGTCACCGATTGCGGTACAGCGTTCACTGGATTCGATGAGGGCTAATTTATCCAAAAAGCCATCCGTGATTTCCATTGCCTGTGCTTGGATGCACAGGGCGAGGAAGAGTGCGTATTTCATTGGTGAAAATGTCCCTGCTAGGAATCGAACCTAGATATTCTGCTTAGAAGGCAGATGTTCTATCCATTGAACTACAGGGACAAGGTCAGTTAGAAGGGAACTTCGTCTTGGGGTTCAGACTCTTGTTCACCATCCTGCTTCAACGCCCAAAGAGCCTGTGCGGACTTCTTGAGCGACAGGTCTTTCGGGCCGACCTTTCCAGTCTTTTCCCAAGGCTTCGGCTCCCACTTGTTAGCCCAGTAGTCGAGGTCAGCCAGCGGGAGGTTGTTAAGGGTAGTACCCTTGTTCTTGCCGAACGGCACAGGGAGGTCGAAGTCCACGCTGACACCAGCCGCAGGAGTGGAGGCGGCAGGAGCGGCCTTCTTGACAGCGGCAGGAGCAGAGGCGGTCTTAACGACTCTGTCCACTTCACAGTCATCATCAGCCGTAGCCAGACCCCCGATGGAGGCCAGACAATAGCGTCTCAGGTAGGTCAGGATAGCACCTGCCTGTTGACCAGTGGCCTGTTCACCGACAGGGACGATGCAAGCGGATTCGATGCTCGTGCCGTTCCTGTGTGCGATGATGGTCTTGATGCCGATGCCGTTGTCGTGGTACTCGGAAGTCGGCAGTTGGATGACCACGAGGCCGTGCTTGCTGAAGATAGGCTTCAGGTACGACAGGTGAGCCGACAAACTGGCGAATTTCGACTTAAAATGCGGATTGAAGTCATCCGCAACAATGTCCTTCGTCTCATCGTGTACCTTGCCAAGGGCGATGTAAAGTTCGGACAGGTTAGGCTTAGGAGCGTCTTCCATATTATCGATTTTAGTCCAGAGTTGGTTACTTGCTCTCGACCACTTCATCGTTAATCTTTCGACTATCGTTAGCGTTGATGCGAACAGCCTTCCCTTGGTCATTGATGTAAGAGAAGTAGCGGTAGTGCTTAACCTTAACAGGCTTCAGCAGACGAGCCATCCTGCCGTCAGGCAGAACAACATACTTCTTTGCATTAATGACCTCGATGACGGAGGCCGTGGTTTGGGTTTGGTTTTCCATTTTGGTGTGGGGGAAATTATTGCACGGATGCTCCGTAGATTTTGAAGTAGTCCTTGAGTCTGCGGATGATAGCAGAACCAGTTTCTCCGTTCGTGAATCTGTCAGATAGGCCAGTGCCGTTGTAGTTCGTTGTGATGATGGTCGGGCGTTTGTTGGATGTACGCTCGTCAATGATAGAGAACAAATCACTCTCCATCCGTTGCGTCAAGCGTTCTTTTCCTAAATCGTCAATGACGAGCAACGCACATTCGGTCAGGCGTTCGATGACCTCTCCGTGGTTCTGGTTGGCGAAACCCTTTTCGATTTCCTGTTCCAGTTTACGCATCGTCAGGAACTTGCTGTGCTTCGGGTAGAAGTGTAGCCAAGCCTTGTTATACATCGCCCAAGCGGTGCGTGTCTTGCCAGTGCCAGTGATGCCGTGCAAGAGGACGCTCTGCTCTGGCTTGTACTCCTTTAACGCCACCTGCATCTGGGGTGCAAGTTTGCTCTCCACAGTATCGAGGAAAGCAACAGGCGTTGTAGGGTGTACGGATTTGAAGCACCAGTTATGCTTGTCGAACACTTCCTTGTACACGAACGGATACTCGTGGTGTTCCTTGGTCTGGAAACAGTCAAGGCACACAGCGATGTACGGCTTGAACTTTTCACTCGTTGCGTCCCACACAGGGACTGCGTCTGCCTTGCAGTGGATGCACTTTGAGGCCATCAGCGTTTAATCTCCTTTTCGGTATTCTTCCAACCTTCGCTGGTGTGGCACATCATCGAGCAGACAATCTTTCCAGAGTCCCACTCGATGCGGAGCGTGTAGTCGTTGTGTTCGACAAGAACATTTCCGCTACCCATCTTGCCGCTGGGGATGACGAAGTTCTCGATGCCGTCCATAAACTGATTGTCAGCCCAAGCCTCAAAGCCTAGGCGGTCAATGTGCGATTGGATATCAGAAGCCATTTGCGTGGTCTTGGTTGGTGAGCGTTTTAGACTTGGTGGTAGACACGACAAAAAGACCCTGCCAGCCGAAGGCAATGCTTTTGTTTATCGATTCGATGGCCTGTTGTTCGTTGCCCCAAGAGGCCAGCATCTTGACCTGTTCCTCCTTGGTCATCGGAGTAAGCGGCTTCTTGGTCTGCTTCCTGTACGCCTCCCACTTGTCCCAAGCCTCCTTGAACTTCTCTCCGTAAGGAAGGACTATGGTAGGTTTATCCTCTTTCTTATCCTCTGTTCTATCTGTAGGAAGTCTACTTCCCCCCCTGCGGGAAATCTGTTTCCCCTTGGCTAGGAAATCTGTAGCACCCACCAAGGCTTGCTTCTCCACAGTCCGTAGGATGCGTCTTCCGTCCAGTTCGATGCGTACCACCAACTGGTAGTCGATAAGCGTTTTGAGGACATTCTTGACCTGTCTGTCGATCAGTTGCAGGGTCTGTGCTAGGTAGAC